TCGGGCAATAAAACCCAACCTTCTGAATCACATTGAGGACAGTCGTGTTCTACCAAATCTGGTGTACTTACAATTTTAATATAACCATTGCCATCACAACGAGGACAAATAGCTTTAACGTCGTGCTTTCCCGTTAGATCTACCATTTTTTTTCTTTAATTCTTTCTCTATTAAATAGTCTATTACTTTTTGTACACTAACAGCAACTCCAAATTTCTTTGCAGCCATGTTAGTTAGTTTTTGATGTGTATCGGTTGATACACTTACTGATTTAAATTTACTTATATCAGGCATTTTATTCTCCTTGTTATTAACATATTATATGGGAATATATAGTGTAAATATTATATTTGACAAGAGTTTATTTTAAATTATTATGTGAAAATCTTCTCACCTTCATATGTCGGCAGCTTTTTCTTAGTTGCCGGCATTTTTATTTTAAAAACAATAACTTAGACGTGTATAATTTTGACATTTAAATTTTTTGCTGATTTGTTTTTTACACGATTTATATGACTTCCGTCTTTTCTATAGCTTTTTGTTTTAATATCATACAAATCCACGGTCCCCGTTTCAGTATTCACGACAATTAGATCAGCCGGACCACGACCACCTAATTCATAATAGACATGGTTGTTTGGTTCTTCCAAAAATTTCATCGCAGCTTTTAATTCGTTACGAATACCAAGCTGACATTTATGTTTATGATTAGTTTCTTTTGATTGAGAGGGCATCTTCTAAATAATTAAATACAACCTTTCCGTTTACATGTTGTGTATGTTTAGACTTACATGTCATACACTGGTAAACTCTTGCTTCAGTGTTAGTTATAAGTCTCATAAAAGGAACGTAACTATTACAGTGTTCACAAACACCGAGTGTTACTTCTACTGGATCGTCTTTACTTGATGTCACCCCAGCTATCTCCTTTTTCAAAATCTACTTTGTTCGGGACCTGTAACTCAACCGCTTGCTCCATAATATCAATAATTTTTTCTGACTCCTGTAAGCTTGCCACTGAGATATCAAGTTCATCATGAATTTGTATATGGGGAATCACCCCCTCTCTGTACAGAGCCAACATGGATAATTTTGTCATGTCCGCAGCTGATCCTTGGATCAACTTGTTCAAAGCTTTGTACGTGAACGCGCGTTTAATCCCCGGTCCGTGCTCCCTTAAAGCATCGGCGTGGTTCAGTGGTTTCTTAATACCGAAACCATGGGGCTCCCACATGTCGAAATGACATAACCTACCACCAATCGTTCTAATCTTACCACTATCATCAGCTCTACGCGATACAGCTTCAGATAACATTTTAACAAAAGGTGCTTTCATATGATAGGTTTTTAATAATTTTTCTGCTGAGTCTTTAAGTAGTCCTAATTCTGCCATAAGTTTATTCTTACCCATGCCATACATAATACCAAGATTAATTGTTTTAGCTTGTTTACGCTCAATCCCGGCCATGTCTGCTATCATCTGGTGAAAGTCTGCGCTACCATCTTTATAAGCATCAACAATTGTATCTGTTCCTTCTAATCTCATTAATGATGCGAAGTGTACTAGTATTCTAGGTTCTTGTTGCGAATAGTCAAAGCAACCCCACTTACATCCTTCTTCTGGTATGAATATAGATCTAATCAGCGGTCCGAGCTCCTTGTGTCGTGCTGGTATCTGCTGCAGGTTAGGATTAGCATAACTAAATCTACCGGTAACAGTTCCACCTTGATCAGATCTTATTTGGTTAATCTCTGCGTGAATACGTCCGTTGTGTTCGTGCTTCAGGATTGTATCTATAAAGGTTGTGTTAGCTTTATTAACTTCTCTTGCATTATTGATAAGCTTTGGAAGTTCTGCTGGATGAGTAGCTAAGAAATTTTTTGTAAATGACGGTGAACCTTTTTCAGTTCTATCGTATGGTAATTTTAGTTTATCAAATGCTTTAGCTATAGATGCTGCGGCCCATATCTCTACATCAAACCCAACTAGTTTAACTATGTCCTGGTGTAATTCTTTTTCTGTTTTTTCTAAATTATTTTTAATTGAATGAGCTACTTCTAGATCAACTCGAACACCTTTAAATTTCATATCAACTAGACATGGAAATAGATTCGTTTCTAAATTAAATACATCCCAAAGGTCTTGTTTAGAAATTTCATGTTGCATTGCACCCCATAACTTAAGTGTGATTTCTGCATCCTTTTCAGCATACTCACCTACAAATGGTGCAGGTAATCTCCACATCTCAGCTTTAGGATCAACACCCCAATCTTTTGCAGCTTCTTGTAATAACTTTTCATTCTTACCTGTACCTACATAATCTTTTGCAACTGCATCGAGTGTATAACGAAATCTATTTTCATTAACTAATGATGCTGCAATCATAGTATCTATAATTCCACCATTAATATAAAAGCCCATAGATCTAATCCAGGAGACATCATACATGGCGTTGTGAAATATCTTTGTTGCGGTGTTGTTACAAACTTCTTCAAACCAATCCAATACTAATTCCCGGTCCATGTTCCCTCCGCCTTCATGCGCGATAGGAAAATAACCTGACCAACCTTCAACTGCTACAGCTATACCGACTACTTCACCATCTCTTCTAACTGATCCTGAACCCATTTTAATTAGGTTTGGATCTCTTGTTTCTAAATCTATTGCTATTTCTTTATGCTGACTTAAGTCAGGTAAATTAACTGGTGGTACCCACTCCGTTTCTGGTGTGAACATCGGTGCTTGTAATGGCCTCATTTATACTCCTCTTTTAATCTATTTAAAAACCAAATAGCTTTATCTAAATCTTCTACAGGTTTTTTCTTCCACTCATGGCGCCAGATATATTTTATAGCTGAGCCTTGTAAGTAGTATCTATGTCCATAACCTTGACATGCTTTGATTGCATCAATGCAACCAATATCACCTTTGTTGTAATGTGATGGGTGATTCACTGGATCGTGTTTCTTTTTCTTCATAGCACGTATGCCCTTTCATAGTTTTTTGGTTCTAATATATGCAAAGATTTCTTTGCACGAGTTACTGCTACATAAAACAGCCTATGCAGCTCGTCTGGGTCACGATCATTTTGATCGATAGCAGACTTAGTAACATCAGGAAGTAATAATACATTGTCAGCTTCTCCTCCTTTCGCTCCGTGTATTGTTGATAAAATTATTCTTGGTGTTTGTGTAATCTTTTCACTGTTTGCTAACATATTTCTAATATAGTTTTCTGTTTCTGCATCTAAACCAGCGAATGCTTTATACCAAACATCTTTAGTTTGTAATCCGTGATCCGCGACGCATTCTTCAATATAATATCCTTCTTCATTCTCGTTCATCGTCTTACCTGTACGATACCCCTTTGTAACATTTTCGCCAAGATAAGAATATATATTTTTTATTGATGCAACAGGCTGCAAATGTTCAAATTTTCTCCACTTTTCCCACGCTTGGATAGCTAGCAATAAATCTAACTTGATAGAGTTTCTATGTTTATGTGAATAATACCATCCCTGGAGCTCGCATAAATCTTTAACATCTTCTAAGAAATGATGTGCAGAAGATAAAACTAACCATTCACCTTGAGACATATCTACTTGTGTAATATCAGAGTACCTTGTCAAATCGCCCATTTCCTGTCTTGGTAAATAATCTTTTTGATATCTGTTAGATACTTTATTAATAATTTTTTGTGATAGTTCATGTATAGGTCCACCTGGAATACGATAAGATTGATCTAATGTATCTACGTAATCTACTTCTTCTTTAAGAGCGATAAAAGTATCAACATCAGCACCAGCCCACTTAAATATAGCTTGATCATCATCCCCTGCAATGTAGGTCTTGTCTGCTTTCTTCCAAAGAGTCCGGACCATTCTCCACTGCAAAGGTGAGAGGTCCTGTGCCTCATCAATAAATAATACGTCGAAAGATGGTGATACATCTTGTTCAATAAATTTTTCCAACATGTCGTCATAATCAATAAGACCTTTCTCCTTCTTATATTTCCTAAGTTCTTGATCTAAAAGATATAATAGATCTCGCTCAATGTCTAGAGTATGTCCGTTTTTATCATATTCTTCTAGTACTGGTATCTCTTTAACTCTAGCTTTATTAATAATTCTTAGATATTCATTATCAGAATTGAACACACCATCAGTTTCATTGTGCCATGCACTTTTAATAGGTATACCACACTTCAAACCAAACTCTCTATAGTCTTGCATTTTCATAACATGCTCTTTTTTTATACCCAATGATCTAAAAGCTAGTGAATGTAGCGTTCTAAAATAAGGTATCTGATCTTTATCTATTTTAAATTTTTGTTCTGCTCTAGATTCTGCTTCATAAGATGCTTTCCTAGTGAATGAAAAATAACCAATCTTTTTAATATCAGTACCAGCGCGTAAAAACTCATCCACTAAATCTAGTAGTGTAGTAGTCTTACCTGTTCCCGGTGGTCCTAATATTATTGTCTTCATTTATTTTCCTGCCATAACCTAGAGTTCAAAACAGAAAAAAATCTATCTTCCTCTTCTAAGTCCTCAATTTCATATGCAATAATGTGTGTGTATGTATCCTTCATAGCTTCATATCTATGATTACCATCGATTAATCTTCTTTGTTTACTCACAACCAAAGGACATAAAAGACCATTCTCTTTTATATCTTCTTTTAATTCACCAATGAAAAATTGATTTGTATAAGATTGAGATAATATAAGATCATCTATTGCAACAGTGACTACTCTTTTTGGAAACAATATTAATTTTGGTATTGCTATTTTCAATTTGTATTCTCCTTTAACCAATCAATTAGACCTTGCTCTAAAAAGTAAGGAGTATTCCCTATACGAATATATGGGACTACAAATGTGCCGTGCCGAATTTTGCGTCGCAAAGTATCTTGTTCAAATCCTCGAGGAATTCCACGATCATTCATCCAATCTCTAACTTTTGCTATGTGAACATAATTTAACATTAAAAAGGTGTCTCCTGATATTTAACTTCACTAATCGCTGCTTCAGTTTTTTTCATAGCTTTAATTTTAATTAAATGTGGGTTTTGATTTTTAACTTTTAGTCTTACTTCTTTCTCAAAAATTTTATCTAAACTTTTAAGTAGATTTCCTGTTTTAGTTTTATCTAACTCCCAGTTATTTCTTTTACAAAAAGCAAAAAAGTCATCCATTCTAAAATAACAGAACTCACTGTCTTCATCAGTCCATGCCATCTTACTTAAGATATCATCTCTTGTTCTAGCTTGTGTTCTATTTACAGTGAACTCTTGCAATAAATGTATCAACATTTCTTTTGGATCAAGAGACTGTAAAGGTTCTATCTCTTGCATAGTTGCTAATAAGGGTTTTAAATAAACTTCTCTCCAATCTTTTGCTTTCGGTATTGGTACAACTACAGCAGCTTTATCCATAACTTCCAATGAAAATAAATTAGGGTTGTGTAATTGTTCTTTTGTTAAATCAACTCGCTTACCATCAACATTTAAAAAATATTGAGTAGGAGTAGAACATATCTTTGATAGTTGTCCTAGTTCCGGCATTTGTTCTTCTTCAAAACCAACACCAAATTTCTTAGTGCGACATTTTGCCGCATTACATACTCCACAAATAGGCTGGTCTTTACATTTGTATTTATCATAACCTTTCTTACCTATAGATTTCATTAACTGTTGTACTTCTTGATAACTCAAAGGTGGGTCCATGTACTTTTGATTATCAGACATTAATTTATCTTGCCAGTTATCTGGATTAGCTTTTTGTCTATAAATAGCTAAATTAAATAAAGCATTGTTTCTTGATCCTTCACCAAAACCGTTTCTAGCTAAAGTATTAAGACAAGGTGGACCATATTTAAAAACTTCCTCAACTTTTGTTTCTTTAACAATAATTTTTTCTATTTGTTCTTTTGTTTGTACCCACTCATCATATATAGAATAGAATGATTCTAAACTAGCAGCCTTACCTCCAGCTTCAAATGTATATCTTAATCCTCTAACTCCACCATGATATGGTAAGTTTAAAAAGTTACCTGTGTCTCCCTTGTCTACATGTATTACAGTTTGTTTTGGAAAAATCTCACTACCTGCATAACCCAAAGCTTCTGACATAGCTTTGAGTTTTGACTGCATCAACGATGCAGGAATAAACTCTGAAGCGAATAAAAATAAATGAGCACCACCAGATTTTGACCTGAATGTAACCAAAGGAAAACCTAATCCTTTTATATTTCTCATTAAAGCTAGGTGATCTAAGTTGTATTCATCTACATCAATACAACCCCATCTACACTCATTATTCTCGTTGATTGGAATAACACCTAGTGCTGGATCTTTACCTTCTAGGTGATCCTGCCATAATTGATCTGTTATCTGTTTTCTTTTAATAAATGCTTTAGATACTGCTTTTCCTTTCTCGGTAGTCTCGCCGGTAAGCTTCATTATTCCATAGGCACTATTATTACCTTCAAATATTTCTTTAAACCTCATATTTTTTTCTTAGGCCTCCCTTGCGGTTTGCCGTAGTTGGGTTTAAAAGTAGGTTTACAAAGCTCACTACAATACTGTTTAGTTTTTTGATGCTTTGTTATTTCAAATTCACTTCCGCAATTTATGCATGTTTTTTTCATTTAACTTCTTCTTTCTTTCCTTTGTTTGTCTAATTGATTCCTTTAAACTTATCTCCCACAACTCATCTTCCTTTTGCCAAAATTCGTCAAAAGATATAGAATTAGAAGGCTCGATAGAAGGGGGAGTTTTCTTCGAGCCTTCCACCATGATTAAAATGGTACGTCGTCCTTAGACTTCGTCTCACCTTCACCATGCTTCGCTTCTACTGCGCCCGTAGATACACTAGAAGCAAACTGTTTAGCAGCCTCATACAAATTCTTATCTTGTATAGGACCAACCAAAGACACATTCCAACCAAACCAAGTTCCCTTGTCATTTGATTGTTGTACTGTCTTTAAGTTATACACGTGACTGTAAGCAGCCGGTGTGAATAGACCATCCTTACCTTTAAGTTTGATACTATTCATCATTGAGTTCCACGAACGACTCACCTTTAGTTGTGTAGATTTCATAGAGATCAATGCTGTTTGCAAATCCTCTGTCAACACAAAGTAAGACGCTGTGTTCTCTAGATAGTTACCATTAGGTAATCTATCTTTCCAGTCAGCTCCTCTAGTAGCTTCTTTAATAATGCCACTACTGACTGAATGGATAGCAACAGGAGCACTTGTGCCCTCGCCTCTATCACTCCACTCAACATACTCTCGCTTATAACCGCAAGGAATTATGTTAAGTCCCTTCTCACCATCATATGTCTGCTTAGTCACGGTATTGAATATCATACCTGGTTCAGCACCTTCCACATATTTGGCGTCCCGTTTGTTTGTCTCGGGTGACAACTGTCCTAGCACACGTAGGAAAGGCATCGCAAAATCATCGCGATCCATTCCTTGCATACCACCAGCTTTGTCTTGTTCAAACATGCTCGCTAAAGCTACGCTTGAATTTTCTTTTTTAGTTACTTGGTTCATGGTTCATTCTCCTTGTTTCATGATTCATTTTTTCCGGCTGATTTTAGTTTGATCCTTTATCCATAAGTTAAAAGAATCAGAGGGCATGTCGAGGCCGGCCTCGACACGCTCCCTATAGAGCGCCTTCAAAGTCATCGGCTCAACTTTAGATTTTTGTTGAGGCTCAAACCCTTCTTGCGCTGCAAGGTCAAGCAATTGCTCAGCCTTGTTATCTTCGCCTTTACCGAACGTAACAAAGACCTCATTTTTAATGATGTCCTCTAGTCCGTTTTCTCGAAGCCATTGGTAAGCTGCGTCAGTACCATCTTTTTTAATAGTACAGCTGTATGATTTCTTAACTTCTACAGCGCTTCCGTCAGCTAATTTCAGAGACGATAATCCCTGCTCCGCGAGCATATTGGGTATGATCTCTGATGCAATCTTATCTGCTTTCTCTTTAATCTTTTTTATCTCTTCTTCTTTAGATTCTATTTGGTCCTCTAAAGATTGAAGCTCTAAACAATAACCAGATAGTTGCTGAATATCAGTTTTCTCTATTACTTCTTGTTGATCTCTTTCGAAATCCTCTAGTGTTAATGTAGCCATTATAATTCTCCTTTTTAATTAAGTTTTTTTTTATCACCGAGTACAAAATACTTAAGAAAACTCACATCAGTATCTTGTCCAGTTAAATAAAAAATCATTTCTTTTCTTATTAAATCTTTATTCAAAATATTTTCCATCTGTGTCAGACTGGCGTCTTTAGCTAAAATGTTTAATGTTTTATCTCCTTGCTGAATCCTATCAAGAAAATCTTGTTGTATAACTTGAAAAGCTTCGACAAGACAATGTAGTATCATTACTTTAGGGTTTAATTCCATAACACCCTCACCACATATTTTAACTATGTCAAGTACGTACTTTTTGTGCCACATTTCATACAAATCATTAGTTACTTCCTGTAGCATTGTAGCAATTTTATCATTTACTTCTTTAGTAAAACCGGTTTTACTTTCTTTATCACGATATTTTTCATTAGCTCCTTTCATACTCTTATCTATAAAAGCTTGTTGTTCTTTACTTATTTTCACTATAATTCTCCTTTATTGTATAAATCAAATGTAAGAGGATAGTATCTAGTTTCCTGTCTATCCCATTTTAATAAATTAAATTTACCGTTTGTAATATCACTTACAATAGCGGTAG